AGCGCGCCGGTCTCGAGGTTGACCATGAGCCGGAGCCCGCGGTCGTCCTCGGTGTCGCGTGCCATCTGCGGCATCTGCCGCGGCACCTCCATGAGCTGCTCGAGCTCGTCGTTGACCTGGGCCTCGAAGGAGAACCCCCAGAGCAGACCGGTCTTCTTCGCGTAGATCGGGTACTCCGAGAGCGTGGGGCCCTGGGCGTGGGGGTACGCCGTGCGCTCGGGGACGTCCTTGAAGACCTGCGCGCCCAGCTCGAGGGCGGAGAGGTACTTCGGGCCGAAGTCCTTGACCGTGGTGGGGGTGAGGAACTTGTCCCACTGGGTCGGGAGCGCGTCGTAGTTGGCGAGCATCTCCCGGTCGATGAGCATGCCGGACGCGAACCGCGCGAGGTCGCTCGTGGTGAGCGCCTCGTTGAGCTCGAACGCGGCGCGGCGGGAGCCCTCGCGGACGTGGCCGATGAGCTGGGCCATGGCGAGGGCCTCGCGCATGAGCTCCTGGTTGTTGGCCTGGCGCCGGCGGAACGACGCGGGCGTGGTGCCGGAGGTCTCGGAGGCGATGCTCTCGACGACCTCCGCGAGGCTGACGGTCATGGGTGGTCTCCTTCTCAGACCCGCGCGATGCGGACGTTGACGTTGCCGGCGCCGGCGCCCTTGGTGGCGCCGCTGGCGACACCTCGGAGGACCGTGGGGACGGTGTGGCCGAACAGGGTGTTGTTCGTGGCCGTCGTGGTGAGGGTGTTGTCCGCCGCGACGATGTAGATCGCGGTGCCCGCGGCGCCGACGGCGTCGGGCACGGGCAGCGAGTAGGTGCCGTCCGGGGCGACGGAGGCGTACCCGTCGGGGTTGCCGGACCCCTCGCCGTACTTGACGCCGGCAACGGTCTCGACGCGGTCGGTCTCGGCGACGCCGACGATGCCGCCGACCTTGACCGGGTCGCCGGAGCGGGTGCCGGCGGGGACGGGCAGCGCGATGGCCGGGCTCTCCCCGGCGAACACGAGGTTCTTGGACATGGGGCTCACGCCTCCTTGCTCAGGCCGAGGGCCCGGTCGATGTCGTCGAGGGACGTGGTGGTGCTGCTCTCCCCGAGCTGCGGGCCGCTGCCCCCGAAGCCGCGGACGCCGCCCTTGGGCTTCTTCTCGGTGGCGGCCTCGTCGACGGCGGTGGTGAACGCCGTCTCGTCGAGGGCGCCCTCCTGCGTCTGCGGGAGGCCGGCGAGCAGGCCGCGCTGCTCGAGGGCGGTGAAGGTGACCTGGTGGGTCGTGGCGCGCTCGGCGATGATCGCGCGGGCGCGGTCGATGCGGTCGCGGGACGCGAGACGCCCGCGGGCCTCGTCGCGCTCACGGATGGCGGTGTCACGCTCGCTCTCGAGCGTGGGCACCCGGCCGTGAGCCTCCTCGAGCTCGCGCAGGCGCGACTCCTCGATGTTGGGCATGGTGTCCTCCTCGGACTCCTGGGTGGTGGACTGCCCGGCCGGGTTGACCGGGACGTAGGTGGTGACGGCGCGGACCTCGACGCGGTCGCCGGTGAGCGACACCCCGCCAGCGGTGGTCTCGTAGGTCTGGCCGTACAGCGACTCGTCGCCGGCCTCACTGACCTCGAACCACACGGTCGTGGCGTCGAAGTCGCGGACCCACACGTAGGTCCGGTCGCCGGCGTAGGCGTCGCGGAGGACGCGCTGGAGGGCCTCGCGGGTGTCGTTGACCGTGGCCTCGGTGACACCGTCGTGCTCGAGGGCGCGGCCGTTGGTGCGGGCGGACTCCAGCAGCTGCAGCACGCGGCCGCCGCGTCCGGCACGGGTCACGAAGTCGACGGAGTCGATCCGGGCCAGGCCCTCGATGATGCGGCCGCGCCGGCCCTCGGCCTCGCCCTCGGTGACATCGGTTGCGGAGCCGCGGATCGAGAGGCCGATGGCGTGGACGAAGTCGACGTCGGCCATGAGCGCGCGGTACGGCGCGGCGACGCGGGCCTCAGCGACGACCGCCTGCAGCCCCTCGTCCCACCGGCCGGCTTCGGTGACGACGGCCGCGATGTCGCGCACGGAGCGCTCGGGGCGTGCGGTGGCCTCGTCTTCGGTGGGGTGGTCGAGGAACATCTGGGTGCCGACCTCGACGAGCGGCGCTGCGGCCTCGACGACGGCGGGCGAGTAGTAGCCGCTGCTCCCCCACCCGGGCGTGATGACCTGAATCTGCATCCGGCCGCTGCCCTCAGCGAGCACCGCGACGGTGTCGCCGCTGGTGCTCTCGTGGATCTGCTCGGGCATGGAGACTCCTTCCCGGCGGCGTCGGGCCGGCGGTAGCGTTCGGCGGGTGGGCATGGACGACGACGCGGACTGCGTCGAGCACGTGTGGGCGATCGCCGGGATCCGGCTCTCGCTCGGCGAGGCTGCGACCGACCAGCGCTGCATCCGGTGCGGCGCGGTGGCCTACGACTCCGATCAGGCAGACCGCGAGCGTCGACGCGCCTGACGCTCCAGCACGCTGACCGGCGTGACCTGCCACGAGGGCCGCCAGTCGTCGTTCGGGACCTCCCGGGCGAGGTCCTCCCAGCCGATGAGCCCGGCCTCGAGCAGCTCGAGGCGGCGGCGCCCCAGGATCGCGACCTTCTCCCGGCGGGGCAGCGCGTCGAACCAAGCCCGGGCGGACTGCCGGACCGGCGGAGGCTCGGGGAGGTCGACGCCGAGGTCGGCCCACGACTTGGTCTTTGGTCGCCGCGAGCACCGGCAGTTCACGTGCCCCTGGGGCCCAGGGGTCTCGAGGGGGAACTCGCGGCCGTCCATGGACAGGCACGCGGGACATGTCCGCTCGGCGAGCGCGCAGTCCCACACCCACCCGGCCAGCACCCGGCTGTGGCGGGCCTGGCCTCGTTGGGCGGCCGCGCGGTGTGCGTCGAGGGTCTCGGTGCGTGCGATGGCGAGCGCGCGGGTCAGGCCGCCGTTGAACTCGCCCTCCGCGCGCTCCACCATCCGGGCCGCGGTCTCGCGGGGGTTGGCGCCGACCGCGACGCCCCGGATCAGCTCGCGGCGCACGACGTCGGCGGTCTCGGCGGGCAGCGGGTTGAGGCGGGACTCGATCTGCTCGGCGGTGCGGGTGACGATCGCGGTCAGCGCGTCGTCCAACCGCGTGGTGCGGCCGGTCGGCCGGTCGAGTCCCAGGGGCGGGGCGGTGTCCGGTTCGACGAACCCCAGCGGGAGCTGGGACGCGACGATGGCGTCCTGCGCAGCGTCGGCGGCGGCGACGACCGACTCGAGGTCGGCGGTGATGGTCACCCCGGCCTGGGCGGCAAGCGTGGTCAGCTGGTCGTAGACCACGTCGAGCGCGTCGAGGAGGCGCTGCGACCCGGCGATCGTGGCCTGGGTGACCTGCCCGCCGGCGGCGAGCACGGAGGCGAGGGCGTCCTCGAGCTGGCCGGAGACCTCGGACCAGGCCAGCACCCACGCGGCGAGGAGCACCTGGGCCTGCGCGTCGGTGACGGTCGCGACGTCCTGCTCCAGCTGGGCCTGCAGCGCGTCGGTCTCAGCGGTGAACGCCACGACCGGTCACCCCGTGTGGGTGGAGGCGCGGGTGGAGGTGCGGCTGCGGTAGGCCTCGTTCGCTGCGGGGTCCTCGCCGCGGTCGAACCGGTCGGCCGCCGCCTGGCCGGCGGTGGGGAGCCATCGGCCGTCGTCGTCGAAGAACGGCTCCAGCAGCTCGTCGATGTCGTCGACCTTCAGCGCCTTGAGCAGCAGCCGCGCGATCGTCTCGTCGGGCACGACTCGGGTGCCGGCGGCCGCGGAGATCGCGGTGACGACATCGGTGGGGTCGAGCTCGTCGAGCGGGGGCCACGCGATGTCGAGGGTCCGCTTGGCGTCCCCGGCGAGCACGACGACCTCGCGGCCGGTGTACGGGTCGCGGCGCGTCGTACCGGCGAGCACGTTCGCGCGGACGGCCTGGTCGATGACGTAGTCGAGGACCGTGCGCACGACCTGACCCCAGAGCTTCTGCCGCTGCCCCATCTCCAGCACGGTGGGCTTGTCGAGGGTCTCGGCCACAGCGCGGGCGCCGGTGGTGCCGGGGTCGGCGAGGAGCGTGGTGACCGGGATCCCGATGCCGGCGGCAACCATCGCGGCGAGCGGGCGACCGGACTCGGAGTCCACGGTCGCGCCGGTCTTGGGGATCGCCTCGAGCGAGACGCCCGGGCCGCCGGCGGCGACCGCGCCGACCGCTGCGTCGCCGCGGAGTCCAGCGGCGAGGGGGTGGGCCTCGGCGACCTTCTGCGCGGCGCGCTGCGCCTTCGACCCGCGGTCGGCGGAGAGCCGCCACGCGAACTTCGACAGCGACTTCACCAGCCGCGCCCAGTCGGTCAGGAACCCCTCGTACGCCCGCGCCCAAGGCAGGGCGGCGTACACGTCGGGGATGCCCCACTTCTGCCCGTCGAGGCGGTTCACCGGCACGTGGAGCATCGGGGTGTCCCACTCGATCGGCACGCCGTTGATCGACCGGGGCCGCGACGCGGGGCGGTAGCCGACGGCGGGGTGCAGGACGCGGCGGGTCTCGTTCCGCATGCGGGTGCGGCCGGAGACGTAGCCGGGCTCGATCACGGTGGTGGTGTAGGTCCGGACGTAGAACCAGGGGTCGTCGCGGTCCTCGGGGTTGTGGATGACGTCGGCGATCTCGTCGAACGGGGTGGAGCGAAGCTGCACGCGGCCGGTGGAGCGGTCGGTGACGAGGGCGAGGAAGAAGTTCCCGTCGGTGCCGAGGACGCGCTCGTTCTCCTCCTGGGCCTGGGACCCGGTGAACGCGGCGAGGTTCGAGGGGTCGTCCCAGAACGCCTGGACCACGTCGTTGACGTCGGGGTCGGTGGCCTCGACGTTGAGGCCCTGGCCCCAGACGTAGCCGATGCGGAGCAGCAGGCCGCGCTTGATGAGGGGCGAGGCGATGGCGGCGATGCGGCAGTTCCGGGCGATGTTGGCCAGCCCGTCGCGGGTGAACTCCTGGTTGAGCTTGTAGCCGGCGGCGAGCCAGTCGCGGCTGGCGGCTTCGCGCTCGAGGTCGGCCATGGACTCGGAGAGGACCTCGACGTCGTGGAGGGCGGTGGCCAGGGCGCCGGAGATCTCGGCGAGGGTGGGGTCGGCGGTCTGGGTCATGGGGGTCACCGCCTTCCGGGGTCGTGCTCGACGGGCAGGGCTGGGGGCGGGTCAGTAGGCGGTGCGCGGGAGGCCGTCGTCGAGGTCGTCCTCGTCGTCGCCCATCACGTCGTCCTCGCCGAGGAGGTCCTGGCCGGTGAGGAGCGGCTGCAGGATGAGCCGGTTCAGTGCCTGGGTCATCGCGTCGACCTGGTCGTCGTGGGCGGAGGTCGGGAACCCTGCGGTCTCGTCGATGAAGCCCCCGACCCACGGGG